ACCTCTCCGGTATTCCATTTCGTTCATGCGGTAGTCGTGCTCAAACTCCCTGGGGGTCTTCATTTCACCCTCACCAGAAATGGCGAATCCGATCTTATTCATGGGCCTGGTCATCTCCCGTCTATCAGTATAGGCCGGAGGCATATAGTATGGATAGCCATAGTGGGACTGAGGGCCCGTCATGCGGTCATCCCAGTAGTTGCTCTCCACCCACGTCCCACCATCATTGCGAGGAGCAAAACGGCCATCAGAATATCGACGATATCCCCGGTCCTCCGGCTCCATCATCTCAGAACGGGGCGCATACCGACCGTTGTCATAGTGCTCCCGGCCACGGCGGTCACGGAATTTATCATCAACATCGTAGTTTTCATAGCTGCGTCCATCGTTGTAGCGGCGATTGCTGCCACTGGACATGAGCATCATCCGTGTGGATCGTTTCATTTTGATCCCTCCTTACGCCGTAGGGGCGGGAGCAGCGCCCCCGTCAATGCTGGTTAGGTTGTTGCTGGGGGAGCAGCAGGGAGTGCCCAGCATACGGAACGAACCTCCGGTTGGGGTAGTAACGACACAGAGAGAGTATTTGGTCCGGGTACGGATGCCACAGGCGGTGACCTGAGCGCAATTCCGCTTTGTCATGGGATAGAGAGTGGTCCCGGTCCCAATAGTAAAATACACCGGAGCATTGATGGTAGTGGTGTCGGGGATGGCCTGAGCCACGACCACGCAATACTTCTCTCCGTTGTTGTAGGAACCAGCAGGAAGGTTGATCTCCAGGTTCCCGCCGGTAAAGGCGACTGCCTGAGAGAGCACAAGCCGGTCACAAAGTCTGCATACAGGTTTACAAGACATAATTACCTCCAAAAATCAGGGGCGGCAGACACTCAGCCCACCGCCCCGAAATAGTCACGGCAGAGCCGGAAAGTTAAAGGGGTCGATTTCGACCCGTTTAGCAGCCACAGCCGCAGCCATTGTTATAGGCCCCGCAGTAGGGATAGGGGGCGGGCACCTGATAGGCGGGCACAGGCATGGGGTTGATCCGGCGGATCAGCTCAGAGGTCTGGGCATCCAGAGTAGCGGTCAGGTAGCTGTTCTGGTTGGCCTGAGAGGCAGCCAGCTTGAGAGACTGATTCTCCGCCTGGAGGGAATCGATCTTGCTCTGAGTCAGGAAGTCCAGAATGGCGCGGGTGTTGGAGTTGTTATTCTCCAGGATATCGCGGGTGCTGCCCTGGATGGTGTTCTGGATGGCGCAGGTATTGGTCGCCATGTTGTAATTCACACCATCGATGGCCCGCTGGGTCTGGCAGCAGCAATCCTGAGCCTGAGCGGCCATATTGCACATCTGAGACTGGACACCGTTGAAGCCCTGAAGCAGAGCCACATTGGTGTTGTTGAAGCCGCTGGTGATGCTGTTGTTCAGGGCATAAGTGCTGTCACAGATGCCCTGCTGGATAGCAGAGATGCCGCGCTCCACACCGTTGAAGGCAATGGCCTCGTTTACATCTGCGCGGGTGGCGAGGCCCTGGAGTCCGGGATCAGTGCTGGCACCGCCACCACCGAAGCCGCCGAAACCGAAGCCCCCGCGTCCCCAGCCAAAGACCATAGCTAGAATGATGATGCCCCAAATACCACCCCAGGCATCGCCACCGAAGCCGTTGTTACAGTTTCCGCCGTTGGAATCGCTGCCCAGCGCATAGCCAGTCGCAAAATCGTTATCCATTGTATATACTCCTTTATCAGTTATTACATCGGGGCCGTACGCTCCCCGGATGTTTCCAAAGAGCGGTTTTTATCAAGACCCGAAAACTGATAAAGAGTGCGCTATTTTATTTCATCGGAAGCCCAAGCTGTCTTGCGATCTCCTCAACTGAGGTCCCTCTCTGCTTTGCCATGTTCTCCGCAGTTTGGCGGAGCTGCTTCGGGTTTTTCCCCTGGATGAGCCGCATAGCCTGGGCGGCCTGTGGGTTTTGCCCAGCCATTTGCTGAAGCATTTGCATGGGATTTCCGCCGTTCCGTGCCATCTGGAGCATAGCCATCATGGGATTATTCATCGGAGGCATCATTCTTTTTCACTGCCTTTCCAGCGGGCTTTTTCAGTCTGTCCACCTCATCTTTTAGGTTTTGCACTGTGTCCTTCATGTCTATAAACTCGTCCAGTGGAGCAAAGGCCGCCACCTGCGCAGGGGCTTGTTCCTGTTTTTCTCTGGGTACATCGAGCTTAAACTCGAACACATCAGCTGCACCGCTGTTGGTATTGAATCGTTTCATGTAGACCACATTATGGGCTAGGTCCGGGAAGAACATTGGAGCACCCATAAAGTCCACTGGGACCCCCAGCGCCTCCTCTCTGGAGGCCACAGGACGGCAGAAAAAGTTAGGATGTGTGTTTGTATTCCCAACCGTCTGTGCGGCCTGTACGGGTTGCGGAGAGGGCTGCTGCATAGGCTGGTAGATCTGTGGAGCGGGCGCAAACGGAGTTACTGGGTTGTATCCGCCATAAGCGGGGTATGTATAATTAGGAAATCCGGCCATTGTCCAGCGCCTCCTTTCTTGCTTCTACCTCGTCCAAGTATTTTTGGAGCCCATAGTCATCCCCCTGGGCCTGATACCACATCACACTCTCGGCGGCACAGTCCGGTCGGATGCCGGCAGCCACCAGCCTTTCTACCGGGGTCATATATCACACGTCCTTTGTATAAAAATAATGGAGTCCGTGAGGAGGGCGGCGACGTGTACCAACCCTTGATCCCCACGTCCTCCATGCTTAAATTATCGCAAAAAAATTCCCCGGCTGGGTGCGGTCCCAGTCGGGGTTTTGTGCGGTTTATGTACGTTTTGTGTACAGCTGCTCAGAGACCTCTATCACTCGCTTTAAAATATATTTCAAGTGATCTCCAACAGTTGATCTACGCCAGCCCAGTTCGGCGGCAATATCTATCTGCGCCCATTTTTCGATGATATATCGCCTTGCAATCAAGTCATCATCTCTATGGAAGGCAGCTTCCTGAATGGCTGTTTCGAGCTGAGAGCGCAAGAGCCTGTCCAACGGTTCTGGAAGTTTTACTCTTGCACTCATTTGGTCACGTCCTTATTACTTATTTGCAGCCGCCATCATAGCAGCCTCCAGTCGAGTACACAAACCCATGGGCCTGGACCCATCTGTAACGCCAGCCTTAACCACTCTTTCCAGCCCTTCAATTTCCCACTGCTGGGTCGGTTTCTTCTTGGCCTGTCTGGACATCCAGTTTTCCATCATTGCATCAAACTGATCCTGAGTCATATCATCATCCTCCTGATATTCGGGGCGATATGCGCCCACAATGAATTTCTTGTGTCTCCGGCGGCGCAGTACCGCACCTCCGTTGTCCTCACTGGCACTTCCGGTGTTGCCGTCAATGGTGGTGATGTAGGTCCCGTCCCAGCTCTCGCAGATGCCAACATGTCCGGCGGAGCTTCTGCCGGAGAAATTGAAGAACACGATGTCTCCCGGCCGGTAGTCAGTCACCTTCTGCTTCTTGTGGAAGGACATCAGCGTGGGGCAGTAGGCGGTCTTATCTCCGCCATAGTACAGGTCAGAGGCCCCAGCCTCCCGGAACACCCACCAGACGAACACGGCACACCAGGGATATCCACCGCCCGAGACTGCTCTGCCATAGTAGGCAGTGTTGTATTTCACATTATCACTTTTGGCCGGGGATTCTTTGGTCCCGATCTGCGACCGGGCGATCTCCAATATCTTTTCAGCGGTTGCCATAGTGCGCCTCCTCACTTCTGTGCCTTGATCCACCCCGCCTGCTCCATCAGCTGCACCAGTTTGTCATAACCGAACATCGCAGAGAAGGCCACCAGGAAGATGAGGGCGATCAGCGCCACGATCATCCAGCCGGTGATGGCAAAGCGGTAATAGGACCACAGGCCGAAGCCCGCCCCTACCGTTACCACTGCGGCCACCAGGAAGGCCAGCAGGTTGGTGGGGAGCATATCGTACAGCAGGCTCTTGAGCACCTGTACGATGATGTTGGTCACCAGGGTCAGCGCCAGCACCAGGGCCAGCAGCATGGGCAGATAGTTGGTCAGTTCATTCATGGGTCGTTTCCTCCTTTTTGCCGGATCTATCCGGCCAGTTGTTATGTTTGCTCAGGTTCTCCACCAGGGATTTGATGGCGTAAGCCAGGATCACGGCAATGATCTCTGTGACGGCTTTCCCGGATAGCTGTTCTGCGATCTGCTCACGGCCCAGATAGGCCAGCAGATAGGAGCACCACACCCAGGCACAGCCATGAACAGGCACAGCCAGACGGCGGCTTTCATGGTCTCCATGCGCCCCCTTCTGGACCGGTGGGTGGACAGCCACCACAGCCCCAGACAGAACACGCAGGCCAGCGAGAACGCCGCTACAACGGCCAGGATCATCTGCGTGCTCATAGGCCGATCCTTCCCAGCAGGAAAGCAATCACTGCGGCCAATACAGCCCAGATGGCCTTATCCTTGATGGAATCCCATCTCTTCTTTGGGGCCGCTTGTTCTGCCTCCTGCCAAGCGATCAACTTGTCCAGTTTCCCCATGATGTTCTCGTACTGCTCGTTCCTGGCTGCTTCCGCTTTTTCCAGGTCTCTTATTCGGTCAAACAGCTTATTGTGGGTATCTCTTGCCTGCTCCTGCATTTTCTCCATCTGCCGCTCCAGCATGTTTGCCTTTTGGAGTCCAAGGCAGTCCCTCTGCGGGTCAATCAAGCATTTATCATCCATCAGGTAAGTATTGACCTCCATTTCGACAAAATTTGCCCTCCTCTTGCGGGCCCTCTTTTGATGTGCTATAATGACGTCACATCCGACCAACTCTGAAAAGGTTACCCCCTTTTTTCGACAATCGGATGTTTCCCCCCTGTATTCCTATCCGTACAGGGGGGGATTTTTTATACCCTTTCCCACGCCTGCGGGTAATCTGTTGGACTATGTACGGTGTTGTCCGTCAGGCAGCGATATACTACGCCGCCGTCCACGCAGCACTCCCCAGTCATGTACATGCCGCTGGTTCCATTGGGGGCCTGATAGGGCTTTGCTCTGGTCGGGTCCGTGGTGTGGCAGATGGACCACAGGGCAGGGAGGTCCGCCGGTCTCTGGTCAGGCCATGTGGAAGCGTTGTAGGGCTGGAGGAGCTTATACACCTGCTCACCATCCCTCACCGGGGCCCCGATGGGCCATCCTGAGTAGTCCTTTTCCGGGTCAAATACGGGGGTCTTGCTCTCCTCAGCAATGATGGCTGTGCCGTCAAGATCGGGGGCCCGGCTTCGCAGGTCAAGGGCGTCTGCCGCACCCTGGGACCTCATTATGCTGAGGACCAAATCTTTGGTTGTCATGCGCTCTGCACCCCCTCCTGGTACGCCGCCGCCATGCTGTCCCATACTGCGGCGACCTCCTGCTTGTCTGCCTTGTTTTGCTCCACATCCTCCAGGCGGCTCTCTTGGGTGACCTCGGCCTCTTTCGCCGCCCTCAGATAGACCTCAAGGTTGCCCTCGATATCCTCCTGGGAGATGGTGGGCTGTTCCAGGTGATATTCGTCATACTCCCAGCCCGTGATGGTGGTCTCGTCCAGCTGCTCGGTGTATTCCTGGGCGTTCTCGTAGAACCGCACCAGACACCAGCCTGGCTTATTGGGAATAGCCTCGATGGAGATCGTGCCTGGGTTGTTATCGCCTCTTACTCTCATGCTTTCACCTCCCGGAACTGGAGACGGGCGCCAATCTTATCGCTTTTTCCTAATGAAGTAGCTCCAGCATGGAAGAAAAATAACCCAGCTTCCTGTTCACTAGTAATATGCCCGCCAACATTAAGCACCTTCTCCCCAAGGCTCGAGTACACGAAATCCGGGATGTAGGTGGTGGAGCTACCACCACCGGTTGTATCAGGTAGGAGTGCCCACGGGAAACCGGAGCTAAACCCAAGTTCTTTAATAAATCCGGAGTCCGGAGTAGTAAAGCCAGAGGATTTGTAATTGTCGGTGGTGTCATCAGCATAACTCTCGGGTTCTGTGCAGATGTAAGCGACCTGGGTTAGAATGTTGATGCCATCGATAAACTCCGAGACATTCCCCCACGGGTTCTCAATTCCACGGTACTGCACCGCAGCATTATCACCCGAGTTTGCTCTTCCGGTGTGGTAGACCATGGCGTCAGTCTCGCCGGTTTTATGGGCGGCTGTGTCGTTGACGATCCCCGGACCTATTTTCTCTTGACTATTAAAATCGGCGTATTCGACCAGATACAACAAATCATAAGCGCACCATGCGGCGATGTCACGGAGCTGGAAGCCGGAGGCCATGTTTCTGGCGTAATCCCGGAATGTGCTTCTTGTTTTGCTCACACTCGGGGTCGTACCGGAATAGCTGGCAAGAATAAGCCCCATTGTACCTGACGATGCTTCACCGGCCTCATACCTCCCCAAATAATTATCACCGCTCCCCGGATGCAAAGAAAGTCCGTCTACTGGCCCATCCGCAACGTAATATCGGAAGATGCTTCCTACCCTTTCGATTTTGTAGTAAAACTCTGGGATTTTTACCATTACGGGCACACTAATGTTTGTCCTTGTAAATCCAGATTCGCCTTTCTTGTTTAAAACTTTTCCAGAAGTATTAATGATGTTGTACTCCTCCATCCCCATCCACGGCATATAGTTATCGAATGGTGAGGAGCCTGAGCCTGTCCCAACTGCGGGTACGGGCTCGGTTGTGATGTCCACAGTGACCAACTTGTTGGGATCGTTGGCTTTGGTCAGACGGGTCAGGGCGGTGGATGGGTTGGAGCTGTCCCAGGAGACGCCGAAGACGGAGGTGAGGGATTCGACACGGACATAATATCCTTGGGCGGAGCTGGTGTAATTGCTTCCTGCGCTAATATGGACATAAAATACTGTGGAATTCGCTGCTAATCTATTGGTGCTTTTAAGCGCACTTATCGTAATGGTGCCAGAATCAACATCAACATTTGTACTTATGTACTCTTTGCTTTGCTGCGACTCGATAAAAAATGTTGTTGATTCAGCGTTAGTCTGCACCGATACAACAGCCGTTTTATTGTTTGCTCCTAATACAAGCGGGGAACTTGGACTTGACCTTGGAGAAAATGAAACTACAAGAGGTGCCCTCCCAATCGTCCACGTCGCGTTTTTTGTCTCCGTAGTCCCATCCCACCACTGGTAGCCGGGCTTAGGAGTAAATGTTGCGGTGTAAGTCCCTGCATTGGTGCCTTTGACACTCCCTCCAATGGTCAGCTGATCCGGGTCGTAGTTGTTCCATGATACTGTTTGCAACGTATATGGTTTGTATGTCAGGCTTCCGCTCTGTGTTGGAACCACCGGAATGATAATCGCAAACTGCACCGTCACGCTCAGAGAGGCGCTGGCCGCCGTGTAGTTTGTCCCCTCGCTGGCCGATACCTGGATAGCCGTGTTGCCGGTCTCCACGCCTGTTACTGTCAGGGTGGTTCCCTCCAGGGACGCTGTAGCTACGCCGGAGTTATCAGACTGTGCGGACAGCGTTCCGTCCCCCGTGTAGGTGACAGCCACCGCCTGAGATGTGGTGGAGGTATCCAGGCTCACAGATGTCGGGTCAAACGTGATGCTTGGGGTGGCCTTAGCAATAGACCACTGGATATCCTTCGCCTCCGTGCTCCCGTCCGCCCACTTGTACTGCTCTGTTGGAGCGACCACCGCTGTATAGCTCCCAGCGTTCGTGCCGGACGTGTCGCCGGATAGGACCATCTTGTCTGCATCGTATCCCGTCAGGGTGGGGCTCTGGGCTTGTCCATTGTATGTAAGGCTCCCGGATACCGTGGGCACAGAGATGGTCCCACGCTCCACAGTGATGGCCTGCACAGCGGTCTTTGTCACCCCGGCCTCAGTGTAGATGATCTCCACCTCACTCGTCCCCTCCGGCAGTGCTCCGCTTGGAGAGTAGGTCCAGCCGGTGGCCGTCAGGGTGGCCCCGTTGGAGTACGACGCCGTGACCACCATCCCCGCAGGGTCAAAGACCTCTCCAGGGAGATATGTAATATTGTCAGGCGGTGTGGTGATGGCAATGCTCTCCAGCTTGATACCGCCTCCTGCGCCGCCCACCATGTTAAATACCATCTTGCGCCTCCACTCTAAGGATATTTACCAAAAGGTCCGCTTCGGGTGTCTCCGTACACACAAAGGTCATTTGTCCGTTTGCGCCCACATCCTTTGCCCTCACAATAGCTGTGGCATAAGCCATATATGATTCTTCAGCCGGACATACGATGTAAGAATAAGCACCCGTTAAAATCTTATCGTGGCTCACCGTTTGCTCGTTTTCGGCCCATCCAGATCCCGTAAGGGTCACCGAAAACGGCTCTGCTTTCGGACCGGGCTCCCCTTGTGGGCCCTGTTCCCCTCTGGGACCTTCTGGCCCAATGGGCCCCTGAGCTCCAGCAGGCCCTTCAGGTCCTTGCTCTCCTTGATCTCCCTTTGGACCCTGGTCGCCAGTGTCTCCCTTCTCACCGGGAGGGCCCTGGATGCCTTGCTGGCCTCGTGGCCCCTCTGGGCCCACATCTCCTTTTGGACCTGTCTCCCCAGGCTCTCCCTTATCGCCTTTAGGACCCTGCTCGCCCTGCGGACCGGCGGGGCCTGTATCGCCTTTCGGGCCGATCTCTCCTTGTTCCCCGGGCTCTCCCTTTGGTCCTTGCTCTCCCTTCGGACCCTGCGGCCCCGCTGGCCCCTGGAGCTTGCCGATGCTCTTCCAGTTCATCAGGTCTTCCGACCAGATGTAGATCGTGTTGTCATCTTCCGAGCCCACGGCATAAGCATCCCCAGGCTCGCCAATGGGGTGGGCGGATTTCAGCTCCTCCAGTGTGTCAAAGCGGTCTCTCACTACAAATGAGGTCCCGTCTATTCCGGCGGGTCCCTGCGGACCGGGTTCTCCCTGGTCTCCTTTAGGTCCTTGCTTTCCCTGCTCGCCCTGATCACCTTTCGGACCCTGGGGGCCTTCCGGTCCACGCTCTCCCGGAGGTCCCTGCTCGCCGGCTGGGCCTTGTTCGCCGGTATCTCCCTTCGGCCCTTGTAGGCCAACTGGCCCCTCTGGCCCTTGCGGGCCGGTCGGTCCCGGGTCCCCCTTTGGTCCAGCCGGCCCCTCTGGACCGGGGTCGCCCTTCTCGCCCTTTTCTCCTGCCGGTATTTTGAGCTCGTCTGATGTTTTATTCCCGATCAGTTCTACGCCGTTGATTCTGGGCCTGTTTTTGAGCTTATTGTAATCTGTAATCCCAACAGTCCCACCTTCCGCGGGGAGAGGGATATCAGACTCCTTGTACTCCATGTCATCAGGGTCCCAGACCAGCCAGTATCCATTCTCGCCGGGCTGGGGCGGATTATTGTTGATGCTGGTGAGCCTGTCCTCCATTTGCTCAAATTCAGAGGGCAGGGGAGGGGGGAAGGCGTCTGTGGCGTTGATGGAGTTATGCACATGGGATAGGAAAATATTGCTGTGCCGGACCTGATCTCCCAATGTCCCCCGCACCTGCATCTCGTAGACCCCATCATCCGCCAGCATGGAGGAGGTGAGGAGTGCATAGTAGACGTTATCTCTGCGGTTGAGCTGGATGATGTTTTTCTCTCCATCTTTTGCCACATCGACCTTCAGGTCCCAGCCTTCCGGCAGATCTGTGCTGATCTCCAGGGTAACGGCATTGTTGTCCCCCTCAAACCCCAGCGAAAAATCTGCCGGGACACAAATATGCCAGTCCTGCATATAGAGCACAGCGATCACCTCCATCAAATCTTGCCTAGTTTCGTGTCTATCTCTTCGCCGCTGTATTTGAGCATGTAATAGCCAGAGGGAGCCGCAGCCAGAGCATTGACTCCCGCACTGGCGATCTGCCCCCGCAGCTGCTCCACTTCCACCCTGAGCTGTGCCACCTGGGCATTCAGTTCGTCTATCGTTGCCATGTCTACCCTCCTATACGATGAGCCGTCTGCCGTACTTGTCCAGCAGCATCAGGCCGTTTTTGTCCTTGAGCTGGCCGTCCTGGACCGGAGTCGTAACGCCGTAATACAGGATGATGCAACCGTCCGCGCCAGCTCCACCTTTGCCACCGGCTCCACCAGAGCCTGGCTTAGAATCATAGGCGTTTACAGTCGCACGAACATATGCGCGGTCAGTTGTTGTCTTTCTTACGGTAAATGTAGCACTTGCCCTAACAT